GTGATCCCGAAGGGATTTAAACGCACTTTTTTGACTACTGATTTACAAGCTGTTACAAGCTATATATATTTATTTGCCCTAATTTTGCCCTAATTTTGTAAAAATAGGAAATAATCATTCGACCAAGTTTGAATAAGTAATCGTATAATCCTCAAAATTTTTATAACCCTGATTGTACTTTATAGCTAGATAATATTTATTTCTAATCATTGCCCCAAATGAGTTTTGAGCATCAACAACACCCCTTACAACCACCATGCTATCGCCACTTATTAAACAGAATTGGTCGCTATGTGGAAATTCCGCCGTAGATGGAGCTACCAACTGGTTCATAATAATGCTTTGCGCTAGTGCGAAAGATTCTATCCTAATTGTAGTACTATCAACACCAGAAGATTTGTCTTTTTGTTTAGATTCATCATCTCCACACATTGATACAACAATAACAATCACCACTAAAATAAATAAAACAAAACAACCTATATTAGTAGATTTTTTATTTGTTGAATTATTTTTATTATCCGGCTTTCCAATAGAATTTGGTTTAATGCCTTTTGTTAATTCTTCAACATAGGCTTTCCCTTCTGACATTCCAATATTATAAAGATCGCAGCATAATTTAACAGCGTGTATTTTACCTTTATTTTTGAATTCGGAAATAATGCTATTATCAATATCATTTGTGTTTTCCATAATCACAGAATTATATTATAATCTATGCTTTTTTAACCTGCCCTAATAACGGAAAAAATTCAATCACCTTGCTCTTACCTATCCGGCTTTTTGTTTGTATCCCCCGCCAGCCGTTGTGGGGGAGTCTGATTCCAATCCTTTTTCAGATTCAGGCTCTTGATAAAATCTTGTAATTGTAATTAACTTATTATTGACATCTGATAATGCTTTATTTGATTCTGCTAACATCTTATTCGATTCTGCTAGTGCTTTGTTTGCCTCTGCTATAATTCTGTTTGCCTCTGCTAATACGTTATTAGTTTCTGCAAGCTTTGAGTTTGTTTCTAGTAATTTTAAAATAGCTTGAGGTGACATATCAATCATCTGAGGTGCTGGACCAGGCGGATAATAACTTTCATGCGGCTCCATTAAACTGCTGATACTATTTTCTATTGATTCATCAACCTTATCAACACTTATATTATACTTATCCCCCTCCCCAGTTAATAACCATACTTTACTATAATTACTATATACAGATATAATTTTCCCTGCTATATCTTCAGATATCTTTTTAGTTCGTCCTTTCTGCAAATCATATACCTGTGTTGGTGTAATCCCAATTGAGTCAGCAAATTGTTTAGGATTTAATCCTTCGTTTCTGATGATCTCATTAACGATTTCTGGTGTATTCATATAAGATTATTTGTTTGATATACAATGTACTACATACTATTAACTAAATTTAACAATAAAATATAGTAATCTACTTGACTGGTATAGTTCTTTACTCTATATTTGCCATTATTAAAGTACATACACACGTACATACACACAGACGGAAAAAGTCAGCAAATATAATAAAAATATTTTAATATGCAAGTAGATAGCCTTAAATCTTTAAGGGTTGACACTATAACCAACCCTACCGCCACTCTTGAAGCCATGAAAACAAAGTCAAAAATCTTTGCACCAAATACACAAAGGGTATCAATAGAGGGCACTATAAGACGTATGAACGATAGGGGTTCTTCAAAGGTGTATACTCTGAAAAGGCTTAATAACCAATTTTTTTCTATTCAGCGCACAAAGTAGAGTTATTTGCTTGAATAGCTCAGTTGGTAGAGCAGCACCCTGTTAAGGTGACGGTCAGAGGTTCGATTCCTTTTTCAAGCGCATTTAGTTTTAAGTTCTTTGACATTCGAGACATCAAACGATCATAAAAGACTAGGCTCATCTTGCTTTCCATGTGTATGAGGCACAGCGGGAGGATTCCGGTCAGGGGTGATTGTAAAAAACTATAACAGGATCAGATAAAAGCGACTCGTCTCCATTATTATGATTCTGTACCTCACGAAGATGAAAGAGCCACAAGCCATCATCTTAAATTAATTGGCAGCCCCCTGCGTGGTTCAATTCACATCCATCGGAAATGGACAGGGCGGCACACATTTTTTCATGATACGTGTTTTTTCATAATTTGATTAAGGTTTTGCACGGGGGTGTAAGTCTGTGAAGATAGAGCCACCTCCATTTTATTTGAAACTCAATTTAAAAATTCATTATATGGAGCAAAAACTACTGACAGTTAAGGAAACTGTCGAATATCTTAAAGATGCGGGTCTTAGGGTTAGTAAGTCTACTCTAAGAAACTGGGAGATAGATCCTGAAAGTGCTTTATTGAAACCCAAACGTTTTGGAGGTCGTGTTGTAAGATACTCCAAAAAAGACCTTGATGCTCTAATCTCATGCTAGTATCACTCAACTGGAATGGCCAAGGTCAGAGCAACTTTGACGAAACACTGGATCTCATTGTCGATACCGTCAAGGGGCTTACTGAAGAACAAAAATGGAATATTGTATTCTGTGAAAGATCTGATATTCTTCGTCATCGTTTTGGGTACACCATTGCTGTCTGTGACATAGAGCTCTTTGAGGCTCTTAAACCTTATTGCACTGTCAAGGATGATACAAAGACCATTCAGGCCACTATCATCTTTGCAGCGATTCTGTTTGTTGGACTTCTCATTTACAAATTATTCACATAAAATGAAACATTCTATTTTCTTCAAACGCTCTGAACCGAAAAAGGCTAAAGAGCCCGTGTCCAAACTTCCTGACAATGTAGAAAACTTTTTGAGAGGCATTTATTTTAAAATCTAGTGTCATGACAGATCCAACAAAGGAACATACCATTAGCTTGAGTAATCAACTTGATATTTTAGTTGCATCTATGAAGCCTCTGAGTGTTATGACACCCGAATGGGATGCCAAGGTGAAGCAATATCTTTTGTTATCACTTAAGATGTCCAGAATTAACGAATCTAAAAAATTTCTATAGCCTATGATTCCATTTTTTGAATGGCCTATGATTCTTTGTGTATGGAGTGAGTACTTCACCCTTTTACGCTTTTTTGATGCCATACAGCCTGAAAGAAGGCCACAAGTAATGTTCAGACAACAGCCCTCAAGTTTTGGTTAGTCCTGAAGGCTAATACACCTCACGTATCTACTAACAGTTAACATAACACTCAAAACCCTTAGACCATGAATAAAGACCCACCCGAAAGGGATATATAATTAAATTAATATAAAGATTAAAATAATTAAAATAGGAGGATGCAGAGCATTAAAATTCTGCATTCTTTTTCGGACCCTTAGCTCAGTTGGTAGAGCATCAGACTCATAATCTGACGGTGGCAGGTTCGATTCCTGCAAGGCCCACAAAACGCCCTGACCAGGCTTTGTAAAGGTTTAAGTATCGTGGATAAAACAATTGTACAAGTAAAATGCGTTTCCAAGAAAGAAAGCGAAAATTATGCTAAGGACAAGCCTATTGCTACAACAATAGAGTTACAAGTTCCTTACGATCAAAACAACATCTTCTACCAACTTTCCGGTGGTAGTTGGATGAATCTGAACACCGTAAATCAGGCTGCTGCTGATATGTTCAAATTGGGTGGTTTCTACAATATTGAAATCAGTCCCGTTCCATTGGAAGTAGCTGAATAAAATGGAGGGGTAATAATTCAATTGTAGATCATTCCTTAGGGGAATGGATTCAGGTTCGAGTCCTGATTACTTCACAAGTTGAGAAAGTACGCGGATTTTATAACTAATATAATTTCTTTATTTAACGCGGAAATCAAGATTACTTTCTGGTCGGCAAGGTAGAGCCGATAAATACCGCCTGCTAATTTTTAGTAGGCGGTTACTTTTTAAACCTAAAACTTATTTTCTAATTAAAAATCCTATGACAAAAAAAGAACAATACATTGAGTTTCTAAAGTCTAAAATGGCCATTAGTGAGCAAACAGGCTTTAATGTTGAAATAGACGAAATGACAGCGGGTCTTTACCCTCACGTGAAAGAATCTGTAAAATGGGCCATACAGGGAGGATGCAGAGCAATCTTTTCAAACTTCGGGCTACACAAAACGGTCACACAATTAGAGATTTTAAGGCTCATTATTAAGCACAAAGGAGGTAAGGGCCTTATCTGTTGCCCCAAAAGGGTAGTTGTTGAATTTATTGAGCAAGCCCAAAAACATATGAATATGAAAGTAACCTATGTCCGTACAATGGATGAAGTTCTTTCATGCCCTACGGATATCATGCTCACCAATTATGAACGTGTCAGAGATGGAAATATAGACCCTTCTTACTTCAAAGCAACAAGTCTGGATGAAGCTTCTGTTTTACGCTCTTACGGGTCTAAGACATATCAAACATTTCTACCTAAATTTTCAGAAGTGGAGTATAAGTTTGTAGCCACTGCTACACCTTCACCCAACCGTTTCAAAGAACTGATACATTATGCCGGATACTTGGGTGTTATGGACACAGGGCAGGCTCTTACAAGGTTTTTTCAACGGGACAGTACAAAAGCTAACAATCTTACATTATATCCTCACAAAGAGCCCGAATTCTGGTTATGGATGTCAACATGGGCTTTAGTTATTACTAAACCTTCTGATTTGGGTTATTCGGATGAAGGATATGACTTACCGGAATTAAAAACCTTTGAGGAAATTGTAACCTCTGACCACTCAACAGCCGGAACAGATAGGGACGGAAATGTAAAGATGTTTCGGGACGCTGCTTTAGGATTAGCGGACGCCTGCAAAGAAAGACGTGATAATCTTGACGAAAAGGTTGCAAAGATCGTGGAGATAATAAACAGACCTGAAAACAAAGAAGATCACTTTATCTTCTGGCACGATTTAGAGGCTGAAAGACACGCTATTTGTAAAGCCGTACAAGGATGTAAAGCCGTATATGGTACTCAAGATGATGATGAGGCTGATAAGATTGTAATGGATTTTAAAAACGGTGATCTGAAGTATTTGGCTGCTAAGCCTGAAATGCTTGGTGAGGGTATCAACTTTCAGTACAACTGCCACAAAGCAATCATGTTTATTGACTATCAGTTTAACGATAAATTTCAAGCCATTCACCGGATTTACAGATTCATGCAAACCCATAACGTGGAGATTTATTTTGTTTACGCTGAATCTGAGTGTGAGATTTTTAAATCATTCATACACAAATGGGATCAGCATAAACGGATGGTTGCAGCTATGGTTGACATTGTGCATGAAAATGGATTAATGTCAACAAACACCGGTGAAAAGCTTATGCGTTGGATGTTCGCAAGTCGTGAAGTGAGAAAAGGTAAACTTTTTGAGTCAGTGAATAATGACTGCACGCTTGAATTGATGGACAAACCCGATAATTCAGTTGGTCTTTATGTGACTTCTATTCCCTTTTCAAATCATTACGAATACACTCCTACCTACAACGACTTCGGGCACAATCAGGATAATAACAAATTCTTTGAACAGATGGATTTTATCACTCCAGAAGTTTTAAGGACGTTGCAACCTGGTAGACTTCTTTGTTGTCACGTAAAAGACAGGATCCTGTTTGGTAATGCTACAGGTTTAGGATTCCCAACTCTGGACCCATTTCATATGATGGCCGCAATGCACTACATGAAGCATGGATTTCAACTGATCGGAATGATTACGGTCGATACAGACGTAGTTCGAGAAAATAACCAGACCTATAGACTTGGTTACACCGAAATGTGCAAAGATGGTTCAAAAATGGGTGTTGGATGCCCTGAGTATGTTTTACTTCTCAGGAAAGCCCCAACAGACCTTTCGAACGCTTATGCTGATGTTCCAGTATTCAAGAATAAAAAAGAATACTCATTGGCAAAATGGCAAATTGACGCCCACGCAAGCTGGAAGAGTTCAGGAAATACCCTACTCACTCAGTATGATATTGCCGGTATGGAAATCGCTCAAATCAGACACATTTTTAGGAATTTCGAACGTGAGCATGTTTACTCATGCGAAAGGCATGTAGAATTTGCGGAATTTCTTGAAAGTAAAGATAAGCTTCCTAAAACATTCATGGCCATTGACCCAGTTTCAAAGAAAGACTTTATTTGGGATGATGTGACACGTATGCGAACACTTAACACAAGGCAGTCGCAAAAAAACCGTCAGAATCACATTTGCCCCCTGCAGCTCGATATTGTTGAAAGACTCATTGACCGATACTCAAATAAAGGTGATGTTGTTGGCGACTTCTTTGGAGGTATATCTACCGTTCCATACTCAGCTGTAAAGATGGGTAGAAAAGGATGGTCTGCTGAGCTTAATTATGATTATTGGCGCGATGGTCTTGGTTATCTGGAGGAAGCTGAATGCGATGTAACGGCACCTACTTTATTTGATTTATTTGAAAATGCGGTTTAATACATAACGGATGATCCAACTAATTTATATAGACCTGTTTTGCGGGGCAGGTGGCACAAGCACAGGTGTAGACAGGGCAAGAATTAACGGTGAGAAATGTGCTATAGTTGCCGCCTGTATCAATCATGATGAAAATGCCATCAGAAGCCATAAATCAAACCACAAGAACACGCTTCATTTTACCGAGGATATCACAAAGCTTTACGACACGAAGAGGTTCAGTTATTTAATTTCTCATGTCAATTATCTGAAGACGCTTTACCCGGACGCAAAGGTTGTTTTATGGGCTTCACTTGAGTGTACCAACTTCTCTAAAGCAAAAGGAGGACAACCCCGTGACGCTGATAGTAGAACACTTGCTGACCATCTTTTCCCGTATATCACTTCTTTAAATCCGGACATTATCCAGATTGAAAATGTAGAGGAATTTATGAGTTGGGGTGAGCTTGATTCAAGTGGCAAACCAATCAGTAAACTGGCTGGTATTGAATATCTGAGGTGGACAGGAAAAGTTAAGTCATTTGGTTATCATTTTCAACATCGTATTCTTAATTCTGCCAATTATGGTGGCCTAACGTCACGTAAGCGGTTTTTTGGACAGTTTGCCCGCTTAGGTGAGGAAATATACTGGCCGGAACAAACACACGCAGAAAAGCCTCACAGTAGCTTATTTGGTGAAACCCTGAAACCCTGGAGAGCCGTAAAAGAAGTATTGGACTTTAGCGATGAAGGTGAGTCTATTTTTGACCGGAAAAAAAATTTGGTTGATGCAACGATGGAAAGGGTTTATGCCGGACTTATCAAGTTTGTTGCCGGTGGCCAAAAGGCATTTATTTCTATGTACTATGGAAATGGAGCTAATGTTAGTAAAATTGATAATCCATGTCCAACGATAAGAACAAATAATTGCGCTGCTGTTGTAGGTATGAATTTCCTTTCTTCTTATTACGGAAATGGAGATAACGTGGCGTCAATCGAAAAACCATCCCCGACCGTCACAACAAAAGACCGTATTGCTTTGGTTCAATCGAAATTCATTGACCAACAGTTTGGACAAAGTAAGCCCGCCAGCATTAACAACCCGCTTGGAGCGATTACAACAAATCCAAAATATTCGCTTGTAAATTGTTGGATCATGAACACCAACTTTTCAAATGTTGGAAGTTCGATTGAGCAACCCGCCCAGACCATAACGGCAAATCACAAACAACACTATCTCATGAATCCTCAATTCAAATCACAGGGAGGATCAGTGGATAAGCCCTGTTTCACTCTTATTGCCCGCATGGACAAGATGCCACCTTACCTGATTTCAACAGATACAAAGGATAAACCTTCATTCATTACCATTAAAGAAAATAACGTGGTATATGAGGTTTACAAAACGGATTCTGAGATTATCGTAAAGATCAAGGAATTCATGTCTTTGTACGGAATCATGGATATTAAAATGAGAATGCTCCGTATTCCAGAGCTTAAAAAGATCATGGGATTTGGAGAGAATTATGTTCTTATCGGTACTCAGGCCGACCAAAAGAAATACATAGGAAACGCCGTTGAGGTTCACATGGCAACCGCTTTAGTTGAGGCTACGGCTCGAGGACTTGTACAACTTAAAAAAACAGCTTAAAAATTATGAATATATGGCATACGAAGGATGGATAAAGCTTCATAGACAGATAATGGAGAATCCCCTTTATTTCTCTGAACCTTTTACACGTTGCCACGCTTGGATTGACCTCTTACTTATCGCAAATTTTAAGGAGGGTTACTTCTTTAAACGGGGTATAAAAGTCGAAGTAAAACGGGGACAAATTGGATATGATCTTGACAGTTTAGCGAAAAGATGGCGGTGGTCGAGAGGTAAGGTTGAGCGTTTCATTTCCGTGCTTGAAAACGATGCACAGATAGTAAGGCAAAAAAACAATGTATGTACCTTAATATCAATCGTTAATTACGAAACATATCAAGCAAGTGATAAGGCAAAAGATAACCCAAACGATACAGCAGACGGACACCAGATAGTAAAGCAGACGGAAGCTAACAAGAAGAATAATAAGAAATATAATACACCCCCTAACCCCCAAAAGGGGGAAGTGTGTGTGTCTATTGATTTTGATATTTTAGGAAGAATATTTAATGAAATATCGGAATTGGTTTCTGTCACTTTGCCGCTGTCCGCTAGTCGAAAAAAACTGGTAACTGAAAGAGTCGAAGAACATGGAAAAATCGTAGTTAACGAAATGCTTCAAACGGTAAAAAATTGCCCTTACCTACTTGGGGAAAATGACAAGGGATGGAGAGCATCGTTTAACTGGCTTTTCCAGTCCGTGAACTTTGTAAAAGTTGTTGAAGGTACCTACAGACCCACAGCAAGCAAAACGGTCTCAAAAACGGTAACTGGTGAAGAAAGATCCAGGATAATTGAAAAGGCACGGCAGAAATTTCAAGCTGAGTTGAATGCTTCTATTGCGGAACGTTCAAAAAATTCTGTTTCGCCTGATGATTTAAAAGCTAAAGGACTTAATTTATCTGTTTTAGTATGATAAACGACCCTTTTCAGAGATTAAATGCCATTGACGCTGTTATTCCTGATTTCATAACCGAATTTGGGGAGCTGCATGGTATTGAGCTGGCAGTTATGAAAGTAATGGATGTAAAATGGTACGATATTTTTGGACATACCAGACTAGCCTCAATTTGCCTATGTAGATTTTTAATTGCTGGCAAACTACGGGAAAAAGGTTATTCAAACCGCTTTTTAGCTGAATATTTTAGACGTGACAGGACCACAATGTTTCACTATTTCAAACAGTATGATTTTAATTTGGAATTAAATAAAAAGAAAAGACATGTACCAAATACTAAAAATGACCTCTTACCTCAAGGATGGCAGGAAGGTGCCAACAAAGCTTAACATAAAAGTCCACAGTGTAAGCACTTACAAAAGCAAGTGTAAACGTGAGAACCCGGATATAGTAAATATCCTGTTCATGTATGTCACCCACCCATTGTGGAAAGAATTCAAAGAAACCAATAATTAAAATTTATTCCCATGAATGCTAAACTAGCAGTTATAATTATATCCATTGTGGCATTACTATTATTTGCTACAATATGCTTTTTGTTACAGTTGCTTGATGAACGGCACAAAGACGCCAAAAAGCTTTACGAGGCTCTATCGGTCGATTCCGAAAGGATGGTTAAACCGAAATTTGCGGATAAATACATGTCTTTCATTTACGACATCTGTTACCGGCACATCTCCAATGAGAGATGGCTTACATCGCTTTTCGTCCCAAAGACCAAGCAACCTTCTGATTTTTCTACCGATAAGCCTAAATTATTCACAAGGCCAATAGGATCAACATTTATATACGACTCACCCCCATTGACCCCGAAAAAATTACAGGTTGTTGAGGCTGATATCCTGAAATGTGAAGAATGTTTCTTTAGCCCCTGTTGCGTTAATCTTGATGAGGCTCAACGTGGTGCCTGTACTTCCTCTGAAAGGCTAGATAACAAAAGTGTTTATTTTAAACTTATAGAGTCATGCAAATAACTGCAAATGCTGAAAAAATAGGAACATTCAACACTTTCCGTAGTTGGGTCAATGAAGCCAGTGAACTTTTTGGAAGGTTTAGAAAGTCAGCTGACCAATATATCTGCCTTGATAAGAACGGTAACACCTGCACTATAGGTAAAGATTTCATGGCCGCTAGAGATAACAACCTTTTTCCTGTTGAAGTCTATCGGTTAGTTCGTACATCTGAAGAAATACATCAAATAAATTCTAGAGAATGAAAAAGACTATATATCCCGAATTAAGCACTTTCCCTAAATGTAAATTTTCAGGAAAGGCATGTGATAAAGCAGATATGGACGGTTATCTAAGTGAAAGCTGTTCCAAGTGTCCCATTTCTAAAACACAGGAAACCAAACCAATTAAAGATTAAAGCCATGTCGGAAACCATACAGCCCAAAAAGAAAACAGCTACTAAGAAAGTGGCCGTTAACATCTCCACATCTATCGAAACACAACCAGTGCCAATTAAAGTGTTTAAAACCATCGCTGAGATCATTGCTGATGAAAAGTTCAGCGAATATCTTATTCCAACCATCAAGAAAGCAATGAACCCAAAAGAACCCCCAAAAGGGATGAAATATCGAAGTGAACCCTGGAAACGAATGAAGGCTTTCGGGATAGATCAACCTGACAAACTTATGCGTGAATTTTATCTTATTGAGCAGTTTAAATCCGTAGAAAGCTCAAATGTACGATCATACATTCTCAATATTGTACGGGATGCCTTACAGCAAGTTCTTGTTTACTATAACGACCTCACCCCACATGAAAAGAACTAACGTTGATTTTAGTAAGCACGTCCACACGGTAGAAACTTTCAAGTGTGGAGAGAAAACGATCCAGATTGATCACTTTGCCGAACCGGGTACCGGAATATATGCCATTCATTTTTTAAACGGGCCAAATGGACTTGTGGTTTATGGTGATTGTGGTTCGTGGATGTTTTGCCGGCAATTCTTCCCATCAGGAAAAAAAGGCGAATGTGTTGATCCGGTGTACTGGCTTGAAAAACTCAAAATAGGCAGTTGTCAGGTACCAGGTAAATACGACCCCGAAGAAACAGCAAAAGAGTTAAGAGAGCTTGAAAGTAAAGGACTCAAGGAATACGGATATTCAGGTAAAAAGCTTAAAGAAGCGAAAATGTGGTTTCACAACCTACTTTCTGAGGTTGATGATGAATTAGGATATACCTATACTGCTTATCGGGAATATGGGAAACCCGGTTTCATTGACTACGAGCAAATCCCATTCTGTAAAAAATTGGATGCAGGTCTAAAATGTGTCTTTGATGCTTTTGATGAAATGTGTCTAAGAATGAGAATAGAGGCCGAAAAAGAAGTTAATCCATGACCCCAGAACTAAGAGCCCAATCCCTCTACCCTACCCCCACAAAGGGGAATACCTTCGATAAGGAGGACTTTGAGTTCAGGACGCTGAAAGCTGAAATACAGCGGAAGGCTTTTGCAAAAGGATGGAATGAATCTAAAAAAGTAAAATTATGAATAACACTAGCATAGAAGTGGAAGCAATTGAGGTTTTTAACGAAAATTTTGGAACAGTAAAACTTTCACGATATCACAAAGTCAAAGAAGAATTTGAAGAAATGACTGAAGCTTTTGAAGAATATATTCGGGTTCCACATTTTGGAAAGTCTAATGAATGCGAAGAGCACTTAAAGGACGAAATTTCGGATTTATATGCAACCGTAACACACCTTGCAAGTTTATTCGGTTTGCATCATCAAAACCTTCTTGAAATGGCAATAGATAAGGTTGAAAAAAGGAAAACAAACCCGAAATATAAAAGATTTGTATAATGAAAGCAATAACAGAAAAACAACCTTGGGCGTCACTTATAGTTGAAGGCCTGAAAATTGACAATGTAATATTATTCAAGGATATTGAAAACCGTACATGGAAAACTAATTTTCGTGGTCGTGTTTTGATTCATGCAGCCGCAAAATCATGGAATGGGAATATGTTTATAAAGTATTTATACGATATAATCCCTTCACTTTATAAGATATTTCCTGAAACAAAGGGATGGCTTGAAAGCCTACCAACTGGTTCAATTATTGGAAGTGTTGAAATAGTGGACTGCGTTATCAATCACACAAGTATATGGGCGGATCAAAATAAAACAGATGTTCAGAAGATTCGAGAATCATTTGAAATCACGAAAGCTGTTTCAGAAGGCAAAAACCCAAAGATAACATACAATTGGGTTTTACGAAATCCAATCCTTTTTGAAAAGCCTATACCCGCTAAAGGAAAACTTAGCTTTTGGGAATTTGACGAAACTTTAATCAAAGAAAATCATGTATAAAGGAAAAGCGATATATCAACCAAAAGGCCCTGCTGGGGAATATGCAGAATGGGCTTGTAATTTCTATGTAGGATGTTCAAATGACTGTTCCTACTGTTATTGCAAGAAAGGCGTTTTAGGTCATGTAATGGGCGGGTTAATACCTACTTTGAAAAAGTGTTTTAAGGATGAAGCGGACGCCTTAAAGATCTTTGAAAAGGAACTGAAATTAAACCTTCTTGAACTTCAAAAACACGGTCTATTCTTTACGTTTACATCCGATCCATTTCTACCAGAAACAACACTTCTTACTCAACAGGCAGCAAGGTTGTGCCTAATTAACGATGTGCCCGTTAAATTCCTAACGAAGCGAGCAGATTGGCATATAGATGCTTTAATCCGTGAATTGAACGAAAACCAAACAATCTGGAATTACGAGCCAAAGAAGCACCTTCTTGCTTTCGGCTTTACCTTGACCGGCCACGATGAATTGGAGCCAAACGCATCTACCAACGCTGAACGTATCGAGGCTATGAAAAAGCTTCATAATGCAGGATTCAAAACCTTTGCATCTATTGAGCCTATAATAGACCTTAATTCGAGTATGGAAATGATTCAGCAGACAATCGGCTTTTGCGAAATGGGTACAGCGGGGGATAAATCAGAGTGTTGCAAATCTCAATGCGACTACTACACACCAAGAAACGGAAAGAATGGTATTTGTGAATTCCGAGGAACGTTATACGATCACGGGGGAGAGGTAATTTTAAAACTTAAAAGTTAATACACATGATACGCTTAATCAAGTCAATTATATCATTCTGCTATCTTCTGAAGAATTGGGATTTTAACGACTGGTAAAACAAGAGAGCTATGGAAGAGCAAACATTATTTCCCGATGTGGTAAAAGCCCCAAAGAAGCATAAGAAGAGAAGAGCTGATAACGGTCAGTTCTGTACACAGAGAGAGGCTGAGATAATCAAGCGTTATGAAGCCCGCATGAACCATGCCCGTGAGCGTGACAGGAGAAAGATAGAGGCATTACTCGCTCTTGGATCAGATATCTACAAGTTGATTCACAAAAAAATCTAAACATGGAACAAACAGTTTTATTTCGAGGAAAGTCAATCAATACTGGTGAATGGATTGAAAGCATGACAATATCAAATGGTACTATTAAAAGGAAATATGGAAACTGTTACCTTGAAATAGATGGTACATGGATAGGGGTTTATCCTGATTCAGTCGGTCAATACACACTACAGAGTGACCGAAAAGGAAATCCACTCTTTGGAAGCATCTATATCAACGGGAAGGTGACAAAAGGCGGTGATTTGGTTACTCACAATAAAAACACCGCACATATTGAGTTTATGGATGGATGCTTTTCTATCTATAGACCTACCTACTATGTAACCCATCTTACACGTTTAATTTCTGCAACGGTTGAAATAATTGGAAAGCAATATGAAGCATAAGATGAGGCTTAAGAATGCCAATGAGTTAATATATCTCATTGTGGTGCTTTTGATGGTTAACATCACTCTCACATCATCAATACAGAGGTTTAAACGCCCTGACATGACTACAACGGAGCTATTTCTCATGCTCCCTCAGAACTTTATCTATCACTTTAATAATTCAGGACATGACTGACTTATCTATTGACCAGATGCAGCTTATAGCTCATTCGCTTGGCATAGACCTGCTAAATGCTGTTGTATCCTCAAAGAAAAAAGATAAGGTCTTACCAAAGGATTATTCAAGAAACTATTTCTGTTCCAATAAGAGAAATTCAAATTGGGAGCAGCTACAAATGATGGTTGATGATAAGTTGATGTATACAAGATCCGGTGCTGCCGGATATTTTTATGTCACAAACTTAGGTAAGTCCAAATTTGAAACTGATTTTCAGAACCTGGTAAAATGGGAAAAGCCTGATACTTTTGATTTGGAATATCTCAAGGAACGCATTAACGCTGTTTGTGAGATATATCACTTCACCCTCAATGCTGATTATATAATTGATAAGTATGTCAATTGTCTTAAAAAGGCATTTTATATCAGCTCATCCACAAACGTAGTTATCAGGACGCTCAGGACGGATTTGGATAGGTATTATAAAGCAGGTCTGTTCAATGGATATTGAGAAAGTAGATATTCCCTATTCCCAATTCATCCGTCTTTGTAATACGGATGATTATGGTCGATGTACTTGTTTCACCTGTGAAGAGAGATACCACTGGTCTAAGATGCAGTGTGGTCATTATCTTGACAGGAGACACAAGGGGACACGCTTTTTACCTATGAACACACACCCTCAATGCAATGAGTGTAATGTAGGAAAAAGAGGTAACCTGATAGTGTACAGGATGAGGCTCGTTGAACTTTATGGTGAAGATGAGGTGTTGAACCTTGAATCAAAAAAGTACTCAATAAGCTGCTTAAAAGATGTTGAATTGAAAGAGTTATATGACCTCTATTCATCTGAGGTCAAACGATTGAGAAAAGAAAAAGAACTTTAATTTATTTACTTAAAACAAAAACAATGCAGAAAATTTTAGGAGAAAATTATGATGATGTTCAAAGAGTTAACTTTTTGAAAGACAATTGTGACAGCGTTGAGGAAAAAGGATACATGAAGCCTTTTACACCTGAAGCTATTTTGGCAATGAAGGATAATCTAGCAGAATCATCTATCCTTCTCAATGACATTCAAGAAGAAATGAAGGATGTTATGAAAGGGTTTAAGGATCAAATAGCTCCTATCCTCAAAGAAAAGAAAACCTTACTTGGAAACATTAAAACAAAGGCTGTCTTTGTTAAAGAAAATTGCTACAAGTTTATTGACAAAGAAGACAAAATGACTGGCTTTTACAGTGCTTCCGGTCTTCTTATTGAATCCAGACCATCCACACCAGATGAAATGCAGGGAACGATCTTTCAAATGACCAGAAAAACAGGTACAAACAATTAATCTTTAATTTATGAACACAGACAAATTGATTATCAACACACCAGATGATGGTACGCCAACAAGAATTATCATCCATGAATTATCAGAACTCAATGAGCTCCCAGTCCTTGAACCTCTTAAACTGCAACTGAAAGGTGTTATAACATGTGTGACAGAGTTTCTGAGTCAACGTAAGGACCAACCTGACCAAATCAATGAAAAACGGTGTCATATACTTGTAAATCGTGAGGATATAAGCATTAAGCTTGTTTTTAACGAAAATGACAATCGGAATACTGGATTTGTTGAAGGCGTATTACAACCTCATCCTTCATTCGTGGCTTTTGGTATTAATGACAGTACAAAATGGAGTCCAGCCGATTTGGGTATGTTCTTCAAAATGAATCGTGCCTTTTTTCCTGATAAGGCTATTAATATGCAACTCGTTCACGATTTATTGCACTTTAACGCTACAGTTAATCAAACCCTCGAACGATTAACGAAGGAAACCGGAGACAGAACGGATGTCTTTAAACAAACAGTAGATTCAAACATCCCGAAGGCGTTTACCCTGAAAATACCCGTTTTCAAGGGCACTGATCCCGAAACGTTGGAGGTGGAAACATTTGCTCAAGTTAATGGCCGTGATGTGGCTTTTGTCCTTCTTTCCCCAGCTGCCAACCAGCTGATGGAAGATATCAGGGATACAATCATTGACAAAGAGATTGTAAAAATCAGAGAAATGTGTCCAAGCATTGCCATTATTGAACAGTAAGAAAATCAATCAAATTTATAGGTTATGGAGTATCTTGACCAGCTAAAGAAAATTGTCTGCGATGTTTGCGGTATTTCAGAGGATGCTATATCCCAAAAATGTAAACGTAAAGAGCTTGTTTTAGCCCGGACATTGTTTGTTAATTATGCCGTAAAACTAACGCCTGATAGTAGAGCGATTGTTAAGACTGTTAATTTATCTTTGGACGATATTAGGCCATCTATCGCCCGTTACCAAACAGAATTAGAGTCTAATATTCTTTTTAAGTTCATGGACGATACAATACGTAAACAACTATGTTCAGAGTAGACATAACCTATGAAGGTAAGAGGAGTATGAAGGAAGTGGAGCGTGAGTTCCACTCCCTCTTATCTGATAAAGAGATTCAGAAAGCAGCTGCTAAGACCATCAATGTGACATCGAGACGTGTCGTTGGCCTGATGAAGAAAGAAGTCAAGAAATATTACACTATCAACGCCAAAGGTCTTACTGAAGCCTCTAAGCTATCCAAACCAGCAAGAGGAACAAAAGAAGGTTTATATGCTGAGGTATCCTATTCAACAAGCGTAATAGGTCTTAACAGGTTTAAGCACAATAACCCCCGTCATGGTAACCCTGTTACTGTAGAGATCAAGAAAGGCCGTCCTATAACCTATAGACATGCCTTTGTTCGTAAGATGAAGTCAGGACATATCGGTGTTTTTGTAAGTGGAAGTTATGTTGGTAAACGTTTCGTCCCATCCAACGCTAGAACATCAAGTGGTAAGACCAGGATAACGAACGTCCAGACAGCATCACCATACACCATGTACAGTAGTAAGGCTATGAGTAAGCAGATCACGTCTTACATTGATAGAACACTAGCAGAAAGATACAGAGTATTCTTGCGTCAAACGGTTGATAAGCTCACTCAAGACAAGTGACAGCACTATGTGTGCCTAAATGTTAATTCTTAAATGTTAATATATGTTTATATCATTGACTATCACATCATTATGCAGAGAATCAAAAGGTACTGTGCGGCGTAAATGAACGCAGGCAGCGCCACCCCCATTTTCGCGCTAGTTAGTCACTTTTTTTAATGTACGCAGTACGCAAAATATGATGTATTTACACCTATAAAACAAATCAGAAAAAAACAACACAAAAAATATTATGATGTACGCACTTTTTTAGTTCGTGATCTTATTTTTTAGAAAAATAAAAAAAGTACGCAAAAATATACGCAAAATGTCAGAAGAAGTAATCAGTATCAGGGAGTTTGCAAGACGTGTCAATATCGGTGAGAAAACTATTAGAGACGGTATACGTCTTGAGAAAATTGTCAAAGGTGTTAAGATTGAAAATGGTAAGCCAAAAATTATATTTTCAATAGCTAAAAAGGAATTTGAAAAATATGGTCTAGGTTCAAAAGCTATTTATTGTCAATCAAAAAAAGAACAACCTGTCAACGAACTTAAAACTAAAAAAAAGGATATTGAGAAAACTATCATTGTTGAAGACTCATCAGATAGTCTTGATAATATTGCAGGATTAACAGGTGACAGTTCAATGGCTCAAGCTCAAAGAGCCGAGAAAATATTCAAGGCTCAACTGGCCAGTCTTGAAGTAGATGAAAAGGCTGGAACATTAGTACCTCGTGATCTTGTTCGTTCTCAGCTATTCTCAGCTGGCCAAGCGTCACGAAATGTATTACAATCTTTACCTGATCGTGAAACAGATACACTTATTTCTCTATCAAATGACAGAAATAAGTTTTATAACCATTTCAGGAATGCTGTTGATGCTGCAATCCTTGAAATCATACAAAACTGTAAATCCACAATATGAAGATCAATTCAATTGAAGAGGATGTTGTCATACCTAAAAAAGCCAAGAAAGAGAATCTAGTTAAAGGTATTATAACTACGAATCAAAGTCGTGAAAGCGCAAAAGCATATGTCATTACTCCACAGAATATGGCCAGACGTTATTCTTCAGAAAAAAAACTTGAAGAATTGATTGATTGGGATTTTGCCGCTGGTAATTCATATCATGTTATATCACAGGGGGACATTGATAGCCTGACGTTTTTAAGGCATATAATAAAACAGCAACATATCAAAGAAGTAATAATATCCACCTGGTGCATGGGGATATCTGATATTCTTGAGATAGAATCATGGATTAAGGTTCACCGTATTGATTTTGTCCATTTCTATGTTGGTGAAATATTTAAAGCTTCATATGCCGGGGAATATGAAGAGTTAAAAAAATTGCAGAAAGAAGGAAAAGCGAATGTCAGCATATTTCGGAATCACTCAAAAGTTATGTGTGGTCATGGTGATAAGTTTTCATTTGTTATTGAAAGTTCTGCCAATATAAATACAAATCCCAGATGTGAGAATACTGTAATAACATGTGATCACTCATTAACTGATTTTTATATTAATTTTTATAAAGATATCATATCCATTGACCGGTAACCCTCCCATATTAGACTATCTAGCAGGTTTTACGCCTGATCCCCGTCTGACAGTATCGGAATGGGCAGATGAGAATAGAATACTGTCTTCGATGGCTGCATCAGAGTATGGGCCATGGAGGACAACTAGGACTCCATATCTTCGTAAGATAATGGATTCTCTTTCTGTCTATTTCCCGTATAAAAAAGTTGTTGTAATGAAAGGTGCGCAACTTGGATTGACAGAAGCTGGAAATAACTGGATCGGGTATATAATTGATAGCACACCGGCACCTACGTTAATGGTCCAACCAACAGACAAGACCGTTGAGCGAAATTCAAAGATGCGTATTGATCCAATGATCAACTCATCAGAGTCACTTTCTAAAAAAGTTTCAGATAAAAAATCCAGAAGTGGAGAGAATACTATAACACAAAAAAGTTTTCCAGGTGGAATTCTTCTTATGGCCGGTGCCAATACGCCAGTTGGTTTACGGTCCGTTCCAATAAAAAATCTATTCTTAGATGAAGTTGACGGATATCCATATAATTTGGACGGTGAGGGATCACCCGTAGAACTTGCAATAGCCCGAACCCGAACCTTTGCCAAGAAAAAAATATTTATCATTTCTACCCCAACGATAAAAGACACCTCCATCATCGAGCGTGAGTTTTTGGAAACTGACCAGAATTATTATCAGGTACCTTGCCCCCATTGTGGTGTATATCATACTTTTGTTTTTGAAAACTTAAAATGGGATGAAGGATTTCCGAAAACGGCCAAAATGCAATGCCCCAATTGCGAAGAGTTGATTGAGGAAAGGCATAAAACTGAAATGATGGCTAAGGGTGAATGGATATCCTTATGTCCTGAAAAAGTCAGTGAGGATATAATTGGATTTCATTTGTCTTCGTTTTATTCACCATTTGGATGGTACTCATGGGCTGGCATTGCTGAGGACTATGAAAAAGCCCTTAAAGACCCATCCAGAATGACCACATTCATAAATACCGTATTGGGTGAGGTCATTGAGGATTCTGGTGAGGCCCCCGCATGGCAAAATGTATATAACCGGAGAGAATCATATCCTCTCAACAAGGTACCTGGAGATGTTTGTTTTCTCACCAGTGGAGTCGATATTCAAAAGGATCGTATTGAGTTAGAGATTGTCGGATGGTGTTCAGATAAATCCAGTTATTCAATTGATTTCAGGGTATTGTTGGGAAATACCACCCTTCCTGATGTATGGAGTCAGCTTGCTGAGGTTGTCGATGAGACATGGACCAGAACGGATGGTGTAGAGCTTCAGCTTTTGAGGATGGCCATTGACAGCGGTTACAATACCACTGAGGTTCATACCTTTTGTCGTAAGTATCACGGTAGCCGTGTTATCCCTATCAAGGGTGTTGACTCACTTGGTTTATCCGTTGCACCTCCCCGTCAGGTTGACTACACAAAAAATGGTAAGAAGATCGGGAAATTTAAACAATGGAATATCGGTGTGTCATTGCTTAAGTCAGAATTGTATTCATGGCTGACCATTGAACCCTGTACCGATGGTACGTTCCCGCCTTGTTACTGCCATTTTCCTCAGTATGATAACCGTTATTTCGAAGGTCTGACCGGTGAGGACTGGATACCTGCTAAACGTAAATGGGTGAAGAAGTATGAACGTAATGAGCCCCTTGACTGTAGGATATATGCCCGTGCCGCTGCTACCATTGCCGGACTTGACAGGAAGAAGCCCGAACAACTTAAAGCTATGGGTATGGTATCGGATGCCAAGCCTATCCCGAAAAAGGAAATAGACAATCCAACCGTTGAGGATCATACTGAAAACCAACCTAAGAGGCCCCGAAAAGGAAGCTTCTGGGATAGATAAAGCTCCACATTTGTTGGGGCTTTTTTTATGTAAAATAATCAATAAAGTTAACGTTTATTAACTCTATTTATTTGGATAATGTCACATTTGACACTATCTTTGATACATGATTAAGAACAATAACAACTACTAATAACCACGACAATGACAACAATAGACTTTATCACAAGATCAAGAATTCAAAGTAGAGTTGAATCATTTGTAATATCAAATGGCGATGAAGAAGGATTCGTTTCATTTGAATCAGTACTCGAATCAATATTTAATGAATTCGGCGAATCTGAAGAAGTAAAAATAGCCGCTAAAAAGCAATATGATTTTATGTTTGAATTTTAATTTAAAATATACACCACAATGGAAACAACTGAAATTATTGAAATTATCAACAGCGAAATCCCTTACTGTCTTGCTTCTGAAGAAAATGGTATCATCGTAGTAGTAGTAAGAGCGAAAAGAAATGATCGCGTCTTTATAAAAGACGGTGAAGTATCCTACAAAGGAAAATGTATCACAGTAGCAGGTCAAATAGCTGATAGATTTAATTTAGTAAAAAACTTTTAATACTCGAAGGTCATGGCAACTATTAAATTTTACAAAGTATCAACTACTTTTAGTTCACGCGAAGTTAATGCACGTAGTAAAAACGAAGCAATCAGCATCTTTAAAGCTCAGCTTAAAAACTTCGTTTCTGATTCTGATCACATTTCAGTAAAATAGTTTAATGCTGTCCTACCGGCTTTACGGGGAAACAATCAGACCATCTTGGATTTTAAAGCGTGGATGCCGAAAACCGCTAAACAGAGTAGGCAAAAAAATTAATACTTTATATTATGAAAACTTTTGATGAATTATTTCAGGAAGCTGCACAAATCAGCGACAAAAGAACCGCTATTTTTAATCAACTTATTGAAAAAACTGAAAACGAAATTATTCCTGCATTTGCGAAAATGCTTGATGGTTACGACTTAAGCAAATCTTTTTTTACAATGTATGTAAAACCTTTTTCCGACATTGAGCCTCAAAAGGATGAAGATGATTCAAATTTTTGGGCTATTGCTGTAGAGCATGATGGGCGAATCTGGGACTGCGAAAAAGATATTTACACTGGCAAATACAAAACATATAAAGAATTTCGGCTAAAAGACGATGAATCAAACATTAATCTGCCTATTACAAAATTTACCCGCGTCGGAATTGTTCCTTTTGTTAAATTGCTGAATAATCGAATAGAAGAGCTGAATAAAAAATACGCCTCAAAAGCCGAAGAAGCTGAAGCTTTATTGAAATAACAAAAAGATCATGAAAGATCTCAAATTCAAGCTAATTTACGAAGATCGCCAGCTAAACGAACTGGACACCAAAGAAATCACTGCGGCATCTCATAAAGAGGCTGTAATACAAAGAAACGCCGAGGTTGAAAAATGCAAATTGGAAGATTTGTTTTGGATTAGAATTGTCGAAATGAAATAAAAAAAGCAGGGTTTTAAAGCCCTGCTTAAATTCTGTGAAGTAAATCACAATCTACAATAGTAGAAATTTTGTTTTAATCCACGCTTTGCAGCGAATTGTCCAGATAATTACATCTAATATTTCAATTCCAGATTGGTCTGATTAGTGCCTTTCGGCATCCGGACACCACAAATATAAAAAAGAATTTTATGAAAACAATAGAATTGATAAAAATAATTTCAGAGTGCAAAACAGGCGAACAGCTTCTTGCACTTCAAAAACTTTGCCCGGGCTACAATGTAGGTTTCAATTTTGAGACTAAGCAGGCGTATGTAAAAAAAGACATCCGTATAGCTATCAAAAACAAATTAGCCGAAGAGGGCTTATCCGTTAATCAATTTTCTAAGGATATTGATTATGATTATAGCAATTTTAAAAACTTCCTTTCAGGAAAACGAAGCATCCCATTTGAAATATTAGAAAGGATTTTTGGCATACTTCAACTGTAATTTTTTTAAATATTTTTTTTAAGCTCCACATTATTGGGGCTTTTTTTTTGCCCTTTTTTTACCCTCCGAAAAAATGCCGTAATTCTTTAAACTATTATATTTCTTCATGTTGACATCTATTACTTAATTTGTTGCTTTAATTTAAAGCATCGAATGACCTATACATCAGAACAATATCAGAAATTAAAGGACGCTATTGCACTAGGTGCTACAACGGTTAAGTATGCTGATAAAGAAATCACATACCGCAACCTGTCTGAGATGAAACAGATATTGAACATGATGGAAGCTGAGTTATTCCCTGCACCAACTAATAGAAGAAAGCTTATTGAGTATGGCAGAGGCTTCTAAATTAAACCTTGTTGATAGGTCAATAGCCTATTTTTCCCCGAAAGCTGCCCTTTCTCGCTTTAATGCACGAAGGTCTTACGAAGCTGCCACTATGGGTAGACGGGGAAAATCCTTTAAAGGAGCTAACTCTGCCGGTCCTAATCTCGAAATATCCCAAGGATTTATCACACTCCGCAATCGCTCACGTCATTTTGTAAGAAATAACGGATGGGCGAAACGTGCCATTAATGCCATTGCCAACAACACTGTCGGTGAGGGTATTCGTCCGGCACCCGTAGGCACAAAATCTCAGGTAAAGAAAATAAAAGCGATCTGGAAAGATTGGGCTGAGACAACTGCTTGCGATTGGAACGGTAAGAATACCTTTTACGGATTGCAACGTATTGTGATGTCTGAGATAGCCGAAGCAGGTGATTGCTTAATCGTAAGAAGACGTGTCACCCCTACCCGTGAAAATCCTCTACCAATAAAACTTCAAGTTCTTGAAGGTGATCAGTTGGATCATTGCAAGGATGGTATTAATGATAAAGGGTTTGCCAGTCTTGGTGTGCAATTTGATGAGGCTGGTCTTACGATAGGTTATTGGATATGGCCACAACACCCTACCGATATGACAGGTAAATTGAGCTCTTTGCAATCTCAATACTTTTCTGTTAATGATATCATCCATCCTTTTGAACTTCTTAGGATTAGTCAAGTGCGTGGCGTGCCTATGGGTATTTCCTCTTTCATTAAGATGTCTGACTTTTCCGATTATGAAGACGCACAATTGGTAAGACAAAAAGCTGCCGCTGCTTTCTGTGCTTTCAGGACTGGACGTGAAGGAGTGGCTTCATCAGATCTCGAATCCCTTGAACCTGGAATAATTGAGGATCTTGGTGAAGGTGAAACAATAGAATTTTCAAAACCTCCAGCTGCTGATGGTTACGCTGAATATTCAAAAAAGATTTTACAAGGCATTGCTGCCGCTTATGGCATCACTTATGAGATGTTGACAATGGACTATTCCAATGTCAATTTCACCAGTGGCCGTATGGCAAAAATTGATATCACACCCAATTTCCGCAACTGGCAGTACAACATGATGGTACCGCAGGTATGTGTCAATGTTTGGCGGTGGTTTATGGATGCCGTTATTATGACCGGATTATCATCCACTAAGGTCGTTTGTAACGCAACAGACTGGACAGCACCAAGAGTGCAACAGCTAGATCCAGTTAAAGAGACAAATGCCCGTGTATTGCAACTACAAGCAGGCTTGACAACATGGAGTGAATCAGTTCGTGAAGATGGCCGTGATCCGCAGGAATTTTTAGACGAGATAATTGCTGAGCGTAAGTTGTTGGCCGATGCCGGCATTACATTCTCAAGTATCATGATCGCCCCTGAACCTTTAGAACCTGACCCTAATATACTTTAATATGGCAAAACCAATGACCCTCAAAGCAGGTATGCAGTTCACACGAGCTGAAATCGTACAAAATTCCTTTAACGAGGAGTTCGGTACTTTTGACATAACCTTTGCGACTGAGACACCTGTCTTAAGAACCAATTGGGATGAGAACTATCATGAAGTTCTTTTGTGTCGTGAGGCAAATGTACGTATGGAGCGCATTAATGCCGGACTATCACTGTTGAATGCACATCCTTCTTATGGTGTTGGAACAAAACCCGAAGACGTCATGGGTAAGATCGGTAATGTCCGCTTTGAAAACAATAATATGATCGGTACCGTGACCCTTGGTGCTCAATGTAGTGATAAGACCAGAGCCGACTTAAAGAGTGGCATCCTAAACACCTTCTCTGTGGGATATACCATCTACAAAGGTATCAGGATGGACGATAAGGTGACTAACGTAGTTACTTATCAGATGACCGATTGGGAGCCAAACCATGTGGCCATCGCTCCTATACCTGCTGACATCAACTCAACGATGCGTGATAAAGATTTTTTTAACCCTTTTATTTTAGATAACCCTAATAAACCAAAGATGTTTACAATTGAAGAGATTCGAGCAAACGCGAATAACGAGCAAATAGCTCGTTTGGAAGCAATTATCTCTGTCTGCCGTGCCGCCAAGATTGACGGTAAAGTAGTAGAGTTGTATCAGAGCGAAAAGACCATTGAGGCTATTCGTTCTGAAAATCCAGCTGTAAAGGCTGAGGTACCTGTAAATGTTGAGGCTATTCGTGCTGCTGCTACGTTAGCTCAAAGAAACCGTATGGATGCTATTACTTTGAGCACCCGCGCTGCTGGACTAGACGATGCTAAAGCTATCGAGATGTTCAACAGTGATGATACTATTGAAGCTATCCGTCAGCAAATTATCACTGATTTCAAGAAAGCTGATCCTAAAGTGATCTCTATCGGACACGAAGCTATTGCAGGCAAACGTCAAGCAATCGAAACAGCTTTATTGCATCGTATCTCCCCTTCTACTTTCAAAGATGAGAAGAACGAAGGTGGTGAATATCGTGGTATGACCATTATGGAAATGGGAAAAGAACTGCTTATTGAACGTGGCGTCAATGTAAGAGCAATGAGTAAAATGGAACTTGCCGGATGTATCCTCAAAGGTTCCCGTGACTTATCCACTTCTGATTTTCCTTTATTGTTGGAAAATGTCAGCAACAAGCTTTTAAGAGGTGACTATGTTTTTGCTCCTGAATATTGGGATAAGATCTCCAAACAAACTACCGTATCTGATTTCAAGGCCAAAAGCCTGTATCAGGTAGATTCTAAAAGTGGTATGAAAGAAATCGCTGAAGGTGAAGACATCAAGTACACCTCCCTTATTGAAGCAAAACAAACTTTGCAGGCAAAATCATTTGCTGAAGGTATTAAGTTCACCAGACAAGCAATGATCAACGATGATCTTTCTGCTTTCTCCATAATCCCTAACCGCTTTGTCCTTGATTGGAATACTCAAAGAGGTGACATCATTTGGGCTTTGATCACAAGTAATGTTACCATGAATGATACAAAGACTTTGTTTCATGCTGATCATGCTAACCTTGCAAGTGCTGCCGGTGTCATTTCAGCCACTACTTTGAAAGCTGCTATTTTGGCTATGAAGTCTCAGAAAGCATTGGATGGTAAGAAGATTTTACGCATCCTTCCTCGTTTCATCATCGTGTCTCCTGAATACGAAGTTGATGCAAGCATGTTGATCACTTCTATCACCCCTACCAAAACCGCTGATATCAACGTTTTCTCTGCAATGAATCTGCAAGTTCTTGTTGAACCTCGCTTGAGTGGTAAAGCTTGGTACCTGGCTGCTGATCCTAATGCAGTAGATGGCCTTTACCATTGTTACCTTGACGGTAACGAAGGTCTCCGTTCCAACCGTGAAGAGGATTTCGATTCTGACTCTATCAAGTTTGCTGTAAGAGGTGAATTTGGGGCCAACGCAATCGACTATCGTGGGTTGTTCAAAAACAACGGTCAATAAGTATTAATCTGGGGAGGTTTTGCCTCCCCTAACAAAATAAGATATGCAAAATTTAATTTGTGAAGGAAAAACCATTAAGGCTGTAGCGGTTGCCGCTATTGATTCTGGTGACTTGGTGCTTGTCGGTGCCAAGGTGGTTGTGGCCCAAAATGATGCGGCCATTAATGCAGAGTTTATTGGTCAAACAAAAGGTGTTTATAACGTGCCTAAAGAAGCGGGTGCTATCACCATTGGTCAGGCTCTTTACCTCAAAGCAGGTGCAAAGACGGTGACTACTACTGCTGCCGAAAACACTTTCTGTGGTTATGCTCATTCAGCTGCTGCAGCCGGTGCTGCCACTGTTGATCTGTTGATAGTCGATGGTACTCCCGTTACGGCTGCCACTGTTGCTGTTGTCGCCACTGTCAACGGTTCAGATGCTGCCACTACTCAAGCGTTGGCTAACGCCTTGAAAGTTACTGTAAACGAAATGCTGGTAAGCCTTAAAGCTGCCGGTTTAATGGCCTAAGATATGAGCGTCTTCGATGATATCCAGAAAATCGTATTCTCCACCGCAGCGGCGGTGTTTGGTGATGAGGCTATCTGGATACCATCGGGCTCACTCATCCCACAAGAAACTTTAGTACTCTATAACTCACCCAATGATCCTGTAAATATCGGGAATGATAAATACCAATATCGGCCATACAACTATTCAATTGAATTTTATATAGACCAGTTTATCGGTCTGAAATTATCAGTAGATAGCGGTCATGTCGAAAAGGTAACTGTCAAGGGTGACAAGCTGATTATTAAAGAGGTTTACACAAAGCATGATGGTAGAACTTGCATAGCATACGCTGAACTAGATGATTGATTATAGCCAAAGAGAAGATGATATATGTGTATTGTTGGAAAACGACATATACACTGTCAAACCCTTACCTGAGAATGAAGCTGACTATCCCAAAAATTTGAATAAGTCATGTGCGCTTATCATGTGTTGTGGAGCTGATTTTTCAGAACCGGAAAATCTGTCTGTCATGGTTCAGGAAGAGACTATATCCTTTGATGTTACTATTCTTGCAAAGACAAGACGTGGAGAATCAGGGATTTTTGCCATCATCAAAAATATCTCAGACAAGATCATGGGCTATCAGTTCCCAGGATGTGGTAAGATCCAGTTGAAAAGTCACGGATACAAAGAAGGTGGTCCCAATGAATGGAATTACATCTTTTCTTTTTCTATGACTTCAAAGACTATGGAAAACCAGCCTGAAGAACCATTTTACCCGCTTAAGAATCCTGAATTTGTCAATGGATGAAAAAGTTTGTCAATCTATATGGCCTGTTAAGCTTTACCTGTAATGGTCAAGGATCTATCTCTCAGAAAGGTGAGGTTATCAGTTTACCCGAAAAAGATAGCCATGTACAGAATCTCGTTGAAAAAAAGTTTATTAAACCGCTTAAAACTAAAAAATAATGCCAGATACATTTCTTCATGGGGTTGAGACCATCGAGGTTGCTAGTTCTGAAGGTACCGTAACCGCTGTCAAAAGTGCGGTTATTGGACTTATAGGTACTTCTGTGACGGGTACGGCTAACAAACTCTATCTCTCATTATCTGAGGCCAATGATATGACCCATTTCGGGGCTTATTCAAAGGTTGCCACTGATACAATACCCAACGCTTTAAGGCTTATTCGCAAGGAAAACCCTAAAGCTGTTGTTTTTGTCATCAGTGTAGGTACAGGTGCTACGACACCAACAGAATCTGATTTTGCAGGTGCAGTGAATGTCGCTACAGGTGTAAAGACCGGGCTAAAATTGTTTGAGACCTGCCGTGCACTTTATGGCTTTGTCCCTAAAATATTTATTGCTCCTGGATTCAGTTCAACGGCTGCCATCGCTGCCGATCTTGAAGCTGCTGCTTTGACCTACAGAGGTTGTGCATATCTTGACTCACCTACAGCTATGCTTTTCTCTGCCGCCTTGACAGCTAGAGGTGTTGCAGGTCTTTGGACAACGGCCAGCTATCGTACTAAGCTTCTTTTCTCAGGTCTTATAGACTTTGACAACAAGGTTGTACCAGCCTCTGCCAGCTCTGCCGGATTACGCTCTTTTGTTGACGAAAACTTTGGTTTCTGGTATTCATCTTCAAACCATACTCTTAAAGGTGCCGCTGGCATAGAAACCCCATTAAGTTTTGAAATCAATGACAGCAATTCAGAAGTCAACCTATTGAATGCTCAAGGTATTACAACTTTTGTCAACGTATATGGAGCTGGTATCCGTGAATGGGGTAACAGAAACGGTGCTTTCCCTCTTAATGCCGATTCCCGCACTTTTGAAGCTATGCAGAGACTTGATGACATATCTTCTGAAAGTATCGAGCTTGCTTGTTTGCCTTATCTGGATCTACCGATGTCACCTGCACAGATTAACCTTGTCACGGAAATGGTGAACGGTTATTTTAATACACTTATTTCAAGGGGAGCGCTTATACAAGGTAGTAAATGTCTTTTTGAGGCCGCCAAGAACACTCCAACAGAAATGGCCAAAGGTCATTATGTATGGACCAAAAACTTTATGGGTGCCACTCCTGGTGAACGGTTCACCTTCTACTCTGTGATTGATACAACTCTATTGAGTAACCTTTTAAACGCTTAAGACGATGAAAGTAATGAAACTACGTGATGCAAATGTGTATGTCAATGGTACCTCCACTTTAGGTCAGGCCAGTGAGATAACATTGCCAGAAATTTCACCGTCCAAAAGTGAATATAAGGCTTTAGGCTTGAATGGTGTCCTTAAGTTTTTCAACGGCTTTGAAGCTCTGGAATGCTCCATTAAATGGAACACCCCTGAGAATGATGTCGCAAAAGCTTGTCTTAACCCTATGCAGGCCGTTGATTTAATGGTCTATTCACAAAGAGATAGATATGTAGACGGCAATCTTTCGGGACAGGAGCCCGTTGTTTTTCACCTTAAAGGTGCTCCAGCGAATATGTCTTTAGGCTCTTTCAAGCCCAAAGAAGACACAGAGACGGAATCGAAGTTTGATTTGACGTACATCAAGTACATATCAAATGGTGAGGAAATTCTTGAACTGGATATTCCAAACAACATTTTCGTTGTCGGTGGTGAAGATTTATTACAAAATTATCGCTCTAATCTGGGTATCTAATGGAAAACAAATATTTCACACGCAAGATAAATGAGGGTACGGTAAAACGTACCCACGTTTGCAGCTTTGATAAAGATATCAAGCTTGATATGGTTGTCACCAATGGCCGTCTGGTCATGGACTCACTGGTTAAATCCTCCGTATCTGCATCAACCGACAAGAACACCAGTAAGCTCGCTGAGAAAGCCGTTAAGGATGAGTATGCAAGATCAGTTTCAGCACTTAGAATCAATGGTCTGCCTATCGTTTATGAAGAGTTAGCCAACTGCTTCGATGGTGAGGAGATCATGGAGGTCATGCACTTCATCAATGGTGGTGATATGTCCATCTTTGGTGGTGAGCCTGGTGAAGTAAAAAACGTGTAATCCTCGTTGATGATCTTGTTTTTTTGAGTCACTACACATCAACGGGGTTAACGGAAATACTGAATATGGATGCCGAGTTTTTTGAGGACTGTCTGGCATCTGCACATGAACAAAGACAAAACGATATACTGACACCTGTCAGAGCTTTACTGGTTGAATTAAAAGAAGACTAAATGGCAAATACTACAAAAGTTGGATTAATACTTTCCGCAACTGATAAGATGTCAAGGGTGGTGAGTCAGGCTGTTTCAAAGTCTCAAATGAAGATGAAGAAGCTTGAGGCTGTTATGGCAGGTGTCAACTCTGTTTCAAATAAGATGTTTGTTGCAGGTGGTGTTGCTGCTGCCGGGCTTTGGAAATCTATTGATGCAGCCGAGGACTCCAGGGTAGCTGTTAATCGCTTGAAAAATGCTTATAAGCAAATGTGGAACAACTCACCACTTGCCAATAAAGCTGCTGAGGATCAACTTAAATATGCCAGTAAGCTCGCTATGCAGATAGGTGTTGAAGATGAGATTATTGCTTTGACACAAGCTAAGATAGCAACGTTTAAGAACGTCTCTTCCCAAACAGCTGTAATGACCGGATTATTTGATCGTGCTACGGTTGCTGCTCATGACATGGCCGCTGGTGGTTTTGGTGAGGCAGCGACAAATGCTGTAGCGTTAGGCAAAGCTTTGAACGACCCTATGAATGGTGCTGCTGCTATGAAGAAAGCTGGAACACTTGATTTTGGTGATGTTGCTTTAGTTAAACAGATCCAACTCACTAAAGGTCTAGGTGCTGCACAGGAATATATCTTAAAAGCTGTTGAGAGACAGTTTAAGGGTACAGCTGAAGCTACTGCAAAATCAACTAGTAAAATAAAGGTTGGTTTTGGTGAGGTTGTTGAATCTATTGGAATGGCATTCTTGCCCGCTGTTGATAAAACCAATGTTTCCGTTTCCTCACTATTCTTAAAGGTGACTGAATGGATCGGTAACAACCATAAATTAATTAAGACCATTGCTAAGATAGGTATCGGTCTTATCGCTGCAACTGTTGCAATACGTACGGTTACTTTGACGATAAAGCTTGTACAGGGGGCAATTGCTGTTTTCAAGGCTCTACAGTTTGCTGTCTTTGCCGTACAGTATGCAACTACGGGAATGAATCTTGCATTTCTTGCCAGTCCATTATTTTGGATACCTGCCATTATACTCGCTGTTGTCGCTGCTGTCGTGATCTGTTGGAAGAAATTCGCAGGATTCAGGGCTGTTATACTCACCGTCTGGGATACCGTCAAGGGATTTGGAAACATCCTTAAGGATTTTGTCTTAGACCGTATCAAAGGGATAATCACGGGGCTAGGCAGTATGGGTAAGGCTATAAGTCTGGTCTTTCATGGGAAGTTTGCCGCTGCCTATGATGAAGCTAAAAAAGGTGTCAAGGCGTTGAATGGATATGATGCTAAAGTCAAGGCCATGCAAAACAGTGCTGCTCTGGTTTCAAACATTTCAACAAGACATAGAGAAATCCTTGCTGTGGAGAGATCCAAAGATGCAAGTAAAACACAACCAGCATCAACAGCCGTAATGATTAGAAAGCCTATTGCTGCCAACCAACAAGTAACATACTCCCCTACTATCATCGTGCAGGGCAATGCCAGTAAATCGGATATTGAAAAAGTCTCTCAAGATTCTCAGAAAGAATTTGCCAGACAGATGAAGAAATGGAATTTAAACCTTGCTAGAACAACCTATTGATGTTTTTACAACTAGGAACATATAAATTTCAAGGCATCAAGCTACCTCAAAGTTGGGATATATCTTATTCCACTGAGTATAGCCAGATACCACTTATCAACGGTAAACCATCCGTTCAGGCTGTCGGTGAAAATCTTATTGAGCAGTCTTTTGGTATTTTCCTCTCTTCTGAATTTTGTAACCCTACTGAGGAGATTGCAGCCCTTAACCTAAGTCGGATAAATGCCGAGGTGCTTCCTTTGATCGATGGAATAGGTCGTAATTATGGAAAATATGTCATTAAAAACATTGATGTATCAAACACTCAATGTCTTGCCAACGGAACGCCAACAGCTATATCTGCAACAATATCACTTTTGGAATATAATTCCATTACAAAAACAAAAAATACAGGTGAGGCCCTTGCCAGCAAACTACCCCCATCAGAAATAAAAGCGGTGCAACTTAGTAGCACTGCTCAGAGCATACATGATAATATCACAAAAGGTATTATGAGTAGCAACCAGATAAGCTCACATGTGACCTCTGAGCCGTCAATGGGTATGTATAAAAAGATTGCCAGCCTTGCCAGCGAAGCAAAAAAATCGTTTGAGGCTGCCAACACTCAGATCAACAATACAAAAAAACTTATCTATAGAGTCACCTCATTAAGAACGGCACTGACTAATGCTGCTGTTGCTGCGCAATTCGTTCGAAATGCTGCGGATATCAATAGCTTCAATGATTTGCTAAATGCAAACGTGACATTAGGCAGTGCCGTCTCTTTACTATCAGTATCTAGTGTACCTGTAGTGGCTTTCATAGGCAGTAGAGAAGGAGGTGAATATGTTTAACTATACAACGATAGAGGGTGAAACTTGGGGCTCAATAGCTTGGAAACAATATGGCTCCATGTCCGGCATAAAGACACTTATTGAGGCTAACCCCTCAGTGCCTGTTGATGCCATTTTACCCAGAGGGACAATATTACACGTCCCTGTTCTTGATGATTCAGAAGTATCTAGCATAAAAAATGTACCGTGGAAGTAGCCGAAAAAGTCATAGTAAAGATTCTGTGGAACGCCAAGGATGTCACTAAGGATGTTTCAGTTTATCTGTCTTCATTCTCCTATGTGGATGTCGAGGAGGGTTTTTCTGATGATCTGACGTTATCATTTGACAATAGCACAGGAATCTGGTCGAATGAATGGTACCCACAAAAAGGAGATACTTTACAGGCTTATTTTGGCTTTAACTCCTTGACAGATTCAGGTCTTTTTGAGATTGATGAGATTACTGTCTCAGGACCACCGGATATGATACAGGTCAAATGTCTGGCTGCTGGAATAACTAAGGCTCTCAGGACACGAAATAACAAAGCTTTTGAAAATCAGACGTTGAGACAGATAGCTACTTTCTTTGCCATAAAACATAATCTTAAGCTTGTGGACCAGTCAAGCATGTTATCCAAAATCAACCTTGACCGCAAAACGCAAAAAGATACTACAGACTTAAAATTTTTGACTGATTTGGCTAAAGAATATGGGTTCATCTTTGCCGTTCGTGGTAATCAGCTGGTTTTCACTTCTTACTATGCACTAGATAACGCTGCCTCAATTGGTACAATAGATATTAGAGAGATAAGCTCATACGATCTCACGGAGAAGACAACAGACACCTATGCTTCAGCGACATTTAAAGCTCGCATACCTAAACAAAACAAGGTAATTAACCAAAAATCTAGCTATACGGATTGGGACGGTAAAATAATTGTTGAGGACACTCTAATGACATCGGGAAAAGCTACATCTGCTGGTCAAGCTGAAGCTAAGACAAACGCAAATCTTTGGGGTAAGAATAAGTTTAAACAATCGGGATCAATATCTGTACCTGGAAACGCTAGATATATCTCAGGTGTAAATTTTGACCTCACTGGAATAGGTGTACTATCCGGAAAATGGCACATAGTAAAATCTACTCATACCATCATGGGCGATTATTCAATGGAACTAGAGATTAGGAAAACAGGGACTATCCCAAAACCCTTGAGCATAGCAAAAAAAGTAACAACAAAATCCCAACAGGCTTATTCTGATTTGGGAGAAAATGAAGAAGGATGGTAGAATATGGAATCATATCAGATATTAACTACAAGACAGGCCGTGCCAAGGTTCTTCTTGATGGTTCAGGGATAGTTACTGACTGGCTTTCTTTGCCTCATGGGATAAACGCTAACATTCATTATAACCTCAAACAACAGGTGTCTATTTTGATGGCTGAGAATGGCGAAGATGGTGTGATACTTAATACTGAGCCTGGCGGTAATATCTTACCCCCTTCATGGAGTGATGATAGTCATGAGGGATATATATTTTCTGATGGTAGCACAGTCTTGTATAATGCCGTTACGCATAAGTTAAAGATAACGATAGCTTATACAGGTGAGATAGAGCTGATTTGCTCAAAACTTATTGTTTCCGGTGATGTGGTTGCTGGAAATATATCGCTTAAAAATCATGCTCATACGGCCACACCAGAACTTATGGCCGGAGCTACACCAGTGACGGGAACAATAACAATAGCAAAACCATGAACGATAGAAGTATAGATATCAATAATTTAGGTCTAATGCTTACAGGTGTAGAGGCAATCCGGCAATCATGGGCCATTATACTCAATACCGTCAAAGGCAGTGATCCTTTGCGTCCAACGTTTGGATCAGGAATATTTGAGTATATAGATAAGCCTATTACGCTTTTTATGGGTGATTTCATTTCACAAGTTATCACCGATTTGGAGAGATGGGAAACACGTACAACAATTTCACAGGTTAAAGTGACCTTACAAGATAATAAGATAGCATTAAACATCAGCGGCCTCCAAAAATCTACAGGAAACCCATTAACCGCAACTATTTCACTGTCCAATTTGGAGACTATGGATAATTCAGTAATAAAACGCGCCTATTCAGACGCTTATAATAATGAAAACTATGGATGAGCCTATTTTTGTTCCCGTTGACCCAGCAGAGATTCTGTCTGAGATATTGATAGAGTTTGAAGCTCTGACAGGTTATGCGATTTTTCCCGGACAACCTGAGTATTCATTCTGCACCTCAATGGCTTATCGTGAGGTATTACTTAGAAACAGAATTAATGCAGCTGGTAAATCTCAATTGGTATCCTTTGCCACTTACCCCGTGCTGGATTATCTTGGTCAGCTACTAGGTGTTGCCAGACTAGCTGAAGCTAAAGCAACTTGTAATCTGAGTTTTTCCATTATCCCCGGACATCTACAGGTTTTTATCCCCCTTGGCACACGTGTAGCCAGCACAGATGGATCAGTTATTTTTGAGACTATTGATGATCTTGTCATTCCTACCTCAATGAATACTGTTAGTATCTTGGCTACTTGCCAGACAGCTGGAAAAAGTGGGAATGGTTACGCTGTAGGAACAATATCAGTTATTCAGGACCCATGGGCTTTTGTTACTGCCGTGACAAACACGGATATCACCTACGGCGGTTCTGATGCCGAGACAGATAGTGAGCTTCAGGAACGCATTTTCCTTGCTCCTTCTACCTTTTCTTGTGCAGGACCTGTAGGAGCTTATAAATATTGGGCACGTACAGCCAGCCCCCTTGTTATTGATGTAGGTATAATGACTTATAATGAGGATAATTCAATTGCTAAAGGTGAGGTTGATGTCTACGCTTTATTATCTGCTGAGGGTTTATCTACTGATCCAAAATATGGTGGAGTCAAAGAGATTGTTCAATTGGATATCCTAAGTAATTTAATAACAGGCGAAGCCGTAACCACAAGCGGTGTCTTTATTGTCACACTTGATGGTATTGTCTTTTCTTACAATGTTATAGCTCATGAGACAGGTAATCAGGTTTGTGACCGTATACGATCTGCTGGTGCTGCGGGATGGACAGTAAGTGGACAGGATAGTGAAGTTTATTTCGAAAAAAATACCATTGGTGATTGTGCCGATCCAACTTGTGATGCTGGCGTGACAGGGATAAATTTTATTATATATGCCCCCAAAAAAGGAAAATCTACCGCTACAGTGATAAACGATAGCATAGAGGCTGTTCTTAACGATGAGAATATTCGTCCCATTACGGATATAGTTGTTGTTAAGTCACCAACGGTCATAAACTATGAAATAACAGTAAACATCTATACTACCGATGAGGCTACCCCTGACTTAACCAATAGAGTTTATACTGCATTATCCGATTATGCTGCTGAAGCAGGTAAAAAGATGGGTAGAAATATCGTTACCTCAAAAATCGAGGCTCTATCAATGCTTACAGGTGTTTACGATGCCGATGCAACATTAACCATCAACGGTGTAGCATCTTCTGACAATCTGGTTATTGCAAATAACGCTGTCTCTCATTTAACAGGAATAATAATCAACATAGCACCTACAGAAGATGAATAAGTTAATGTCTTCAGCTGTCGCTTCGTCCAGAATAGGTGAGTTTGATACTATCGCCTCACACCGTTTTGATGACTTTGACCTCACACCGATGATGGTAAATCTCATTGATACTGTTGCAGCTTCAGCCCTGCCATGGCTTGCCAAACAATTTGATGTAGACAGTTTCAAAGGTTATGATTTATGCCAGACTACCTCACAAAAAAGAGAGCTCATAAAAAGCGCTATAGACTTACATAGACATGTCGGCACTATCTCCACGATTCGCAAAGCTTGTTCCCTTATTGGATATACGCCAACGGCCATTGAAGAAAATGTACCCTTGTCTGGTGAGACAGAAAATACATGGTGTGCTTTTAGGATCAGGTTATCACCCTCTGATCTAGGTTCTTTTAATACTGATTCTCTGACTAAACTGAGGACTTATATTGAGTATTACAAAAATGCACGTAGCATTTTGGCAGGTATCGGCTTTGATATTGATATGTCTGACAAGATATTTTCTAAACCAGCTGAGGAAAGGGATAGTTTGACACTGACAAGTAACCTAACAGGAGGTGATTTTTCTTTAGATTTTAGTTATGACTTTAATTAAAAAAACATGAATACAAAAACAGTTTTAAAGGAATCATCAGCAGCCACTTACGATACAAATGGTGCTAGAGGTATTTCGGCCTATGAGGTACGTGCATTTAATGAGATTCTTATTGATGCCACATATACACCTGCTGGAGTAGTACGTATTTGGCCAGGATTAAAATCTACTATTCCAGCCGGTTGGATTTTATGTGACGGATCACAAAAGAGTCAGATTGTTTACCCTGATTTATTTGCCGCATTAGGTGGTAACTTATCACCTTGGGGTGTACAGGATACAACTTTTTCACTTCCTCTTTTAAAACCTTCAGAAACAATTATACAAGCAAACCAAGCAAACGAAAACCTTCAAAACAATGATGAAAGTTTTTACAAACTGGCCCTTCATGGCGGGGAAAATAAACATACTCTTTTATTGACAGAAATACCGAAACACACACACACTATTAACCATGAGAACACGTCAGGAAATACAGGATCGGGAATAGCTGGAGGTGCTACCACAGTCGCATACCAAAATACCACATCGGGATCAGGTGGTGATACAGCAGGTCAGACAACACCTCACCAAAATATGCCCCCTTTTGTAGCTATGTATTACATAATAAAATTATTCTGATGGATAAGCTAGAATTACATGGTAGACTTACCCTGACTACTTATTTAAAGGGTATAAAACAGAAAACAGTCTGTGGTAATAATTTGATTGTTGCATCCGGTTATCTGGCATTATTACAAGGGCTTTCGGGAATTGCAAATAAAACTATCAGTAAAGTTCAGATAGGAACTAACAGCAATACTCCTGTATCTTCTAATACCGTTATCACCAACGCTGTAGATATTGTTATCACGAGCAAAGTGGCAACATCCACCGAACTAATAATAAAATTTGCTATCGGTGCTAATACTGGAAATGGATCAACATTTCAGGAATTTGGTTTGATACTTGCTGATGGTACACTTTTCTCCCGTAAATCATGGCCAGCCATCAACAAAATACAGGATCTAACAATTGAGGGTACTTGGGTAATCACAATTTAAAAAAAAAATCATGAATCGAGAACAGTTACTTACAAAAATCAGATCAGTCATTTTCCCTAATGACAAAAACCGGATTGATCCTCAAAAACATCAAGATTTAGAAATAGAAATTGTCGAGTCTTTGTTTTTTCATATAGGTGCAGTTCAAGGTGGATATTTGGGCCCATTAAATTATAATAGCTCAGCACCTTTACCAGGTAAAAGCGGTTTTTATAAATTCATTACGGCGGGACCTGTTACCTGGATTCAAGGTACACCTGTTGTTAAAATTGGTTGGCATTGTTCTGTGGTATATAATAACAGTGTATATGAATATGTCGCAATAGAGACGCCTGAAATTATTAATAATCTCCTTGAAACTATACCAGGAAAATTATTAGATGCTGGTCAAGGCAAAATTCTTGATGATAAAAAGGCGGATAAAGCCTTGAATAATACTTTTACAGAGTTAAATACATTTACAAAATCACCCTTAATTCCTCTAAGCCCTAATTTGCCATCAGCGGCAACCCCTAAAAAATATGTAGATGATGTTACAAATAGCTTGAGAAGTTATATTGATAATAAATCAACTGAAGTGCTTCCTGGCTCAATACTTCCTGAGAACTTATCGTCTGAAACACTTTTATTACTCAATAATGGAGGTGCTGTAACAAACAACGCGGATGGTGAGGATTTAGAATTAATAGGAGCACCTGCTGTATTAAAGTTAAAAGACAAGGTTTATAGTTCATCTAATTTTAGCGGACTAGCACGTAAAAGACTACGTAAAAATATTGTTGGTGGAGTTAACACACTTATTCAGGCGATGGTAAGCGATGCAAGCACAATATATATCGTTCAATATGATTATGATCTAGCAGGGGAAACAATAACAATGCCTGCCAATTCTGCTTTACAGTTCGAAGGTGGGTCTCTTAAAAATGGCATATTGACGGGGGCGCAAACAGTCCTTATGCCTACTTCAAAGTGTTTCAAAAATACGCTATCTTTTGCAGGATCATTCCGTTGTTTCAGGGTTGACTTGACTTTTTTTGATGCTGACGTAAGTTATACAGATAACAGTACAGCGTTACTTAATGCCGTTGCACTGTCAAATCTTATGTCAACATATGTGTTTATTCCTCGCGGAAAATGGAACGTGGCGCAATTCACAGCCCCTTCTCGTTTTTGTCTTAAAGGAGAAAACAAATTGATGAACCTTGATGATATATACACATTAGCTTATCAGGTTAATTTATCATGCCTCTATTTTTCCAGCCAAGATGGAATAATCGTTGCAGACGCAAAAACACGCGTGAATATCGAAAAAGTTGGATTTGTAGGTGACAGAATAAATAAGACGACAAAAACACTTTTTAAAACAAACGGAATAGGTGAACTATATGGCTTACGAATGTCTGGTTGTTTTACTATATTTTTCTGGGTTACCGTGTTTAACGTTAACCTCGTATCGTCTCCAAGATTTTTTGAATGTAACTTCTTTTGTAAAAGATCATTATCAAACGCAAATATACAGGATGGAGTATTTAATATGTGTTATATGTCAGGAGACAATGATAGTTACAACAATTTTCAATACTCATTTTCTGGTGAATCCTGCCTGTTTGAGGGTGCTGTCTCTAGTACAATAATATCAAATTGTTATATTGAATTCTTCTATTACATAACAAATTATTTATTTTTAGAATGTAACGTAGTGGGGAATATTATTGACTTATGCGCTGCATTTAATAAAAATAAATCAGACAGTGTAGACGGAACTGAGCAACAATTTCTTTTTAGTGTGAATACTATTAGAAATTGCACGCTAGCAGACCGAGCAGCTTATGTTGATTTACCAGCAATTATGCGTACAACCTCAGAATACTTTTTTAGGGGTATTGGCAGTAATACGATTGTGTCTAACAATAAATTTGAAATAGATAAATTTTTTGGTAATTGCGCGAATGGAGATGCTCACGATATATCAATCGTGGGAAACACTGGAATCAAAGGTTTAGAAACTAGGATAGCTATCTCCCCAAATGCAAATGCAATATTAAACAAATCAATCTATATCCCTGACTTAATCGCGATGAAGGAAAATACTGTCTATGCAGCATATCCAAAGATGAAATGCGCTATTCCCGCAAAATATGGATTACAAGGGAAATTGGAGTTTGGAAAGGCGTATTATGATTTAGCAGGGTTAAGCCTTGATATTTCGGATAATTACAATCCAGCTTTGACGTCTCTTAATGTAGATTACAAAATCGAAGGATGCGCAAAAACTATTCTGAATGGTCACACCGTCATGGAGTATATAAACGGAAACACACACAGATATTATATTTTATCTGCCGATTTCATCGCTTTAAAGCCCACCTTTGAGGCTTTCATCGCTGGAGGAAAAACGATTACGGGTATAACTTTAATGGATCTAGATATCGTTGTGATAATGAATTCAGGAAACTGGTATCAGCTAAAGCATACAAGGGCTACTAGCACTAATCTTCCGTACCTAAATGTCTTCTATCGCGCATCCGCTTTACCATCCGCAAGCATGAGCATAAATGATGTTTGTGTGTTCGGAGGGGTATTTTATCGCTACGTCTACGATGATGTTAACAATGTAGCGGCATGGAGTTCGGCAAATGAAGTTCGGTTCGTTCCGTATAGACGCGCAGCTTATGTGCGTCCACCTTACTACATTTTATCAAAAGGGGATGAGTTTCTAAATTTATCGACATTAAAAAAAGAAACATATAATGGCGCAACGTCTGGCAGTATGTGGGTTGATGCAATGGGTGTAATAATCTAACTTAAAGAAAGGAGGGCTTTATGACTGTTAAAAGAATTTCAAAATCTATGTGGATTGGTTGGGCTGTTACAATCATTTTGAGCGTTACAGGTGGCATCAGTGGTGCTTATGTGACAATTAACGCACGTGTCTATGAGTTAGAAAAGCAAATTGAGCTTGTCAAGCTTGACCAGACAAACATGAAGCTCGAACAAACAGATACGAGGGCCATGGTTAAGGAAGTCCGGGAGATGTTTATGCAGATTGATAAGCAGCTCACGGAAATAACTGGACAATTAAATTTAAAAGCTGACAAGAAATTTATACAATAAGTAGATGAAAGAGATAGTACAACAAATCACTAAGGAATTTGGCTACGAATGGGAGTCGGTGATGTCATTTCTCAATGTTGAAACGGGTGGTCGAGGCTTTGATACAAAAACCGCTAAACTAATCATTCAGTTTGAGCCTGTTTGGTTTCGAAAAAAAGAACCCTATGCCCCTTCAGGTAAATGGTCGGTCAATAAAGTCGATGTGCAGGTACAAGAATGGATAGCTTTTAACGATGCTTTTAAGATGAGGCCGTTATCTGCCATGTCTTCGACATCGATTGGTATCGGTCAGGTCATGGGCGGCCACTGGAGACGACTTGGCTACTCTTCTGTAGGTGCTATGTGGGATGATGCAAAAAAAGGCCTTGAGAGACAGATATGGCAAGTATGCCAATTTATCAAGACAGATCCCCAGCTGGAAAAAGCATTGAAGAGACATGACTGGAACGCCGTTGCCTATCTCTATAATGGACCTAAGTATAAGGAGCTGGCCATCAAATGGGGTCGTACGCCTTATAATATTTCGATGAAGCTAGAATATACCCAATTAAAACAAGCTGCATGAAAATATTCTTTTGCCCGGCATGTGGATGTGCTCACATTTATACGTTCGTTTCATTCGAGCATATCGATGGCATCAGGATTTGTACTGGCAAATTTGAAGACTATTATTTAAGATATTCACTACGTTGTACCCATGCTTTTGCTGGCATGACAATAAAATTATAACAAATGAAAAAAGCGAAAAACACTTGGCGTAAGTTTAAAAGAAATTGGAGAGCTAAGACCCCAAAACGTTGGAATTGGATTTTTGTAACATTCACAAGCTTGTCAGGTGCTGCTGGTATTGGATGGTTGGCTATTGCTGCTGCCGGTATTATTATGCCAGAAGGTTATCAAAAATATGTAGGTAGCATCATAGGTACCACGTCCTTTATAGCTGCTTTCGCCAAATCACAAGTTAAATTACCTGTAAAAACAACGAAATGAAACAACTACTTAAAAACTGGCCTGTACTGATACTTATCATCATTGGTCTATATCTTCTTTTCAGCTCCACATTTAATAGCTGTTCTAAGGATCGTACAGAGCAAGTAATTACACAGGTTAGCACATCAACCTTGCGGGATCAGATAAAGGATTCTGTCAACGCTGTGCATTCAAGAGAGAAGAAACAAGCGATAGATAGTGTTAACGCTCTTAATAAAAAACATGATATTCACCTACAAAGTGAAATAGGTGATTTAAAAGCTCAGTTAAAAGCTCAGGAGGAAAACTACTTTTCTGATACTACCATCCAGAACCCGAAATGTGATAGCATAATCAATACATCAAATAACATCATACACCGCCAAGATTCTATTCTACTTTTAAGGTCAGAGCGTATCACTAATTTGGAAACAAAAATAATAATTCAAGATACTGAATTTAAAGCTCAAGAGACTTCTTTAAATAATGCCTATGTCAATATTGACAAGTTAAAAATCGAATTGAATAAACAAAATAGCTGGTGGAGACGAAATGAGAAATGGATATATTTTGTCGCTTGTGCCATCGGAACTAAATTGCTATTGAAATAGTCTGTTTTTTATGTTCATGTCGGAATCGGTGGTTTGTGAAAATCACCGATTTTTTTTGTTAAAGACATCGCCTATCACTTTTTTAAGGGTATCATCCTGAACTTGAATATATCTTTTTATAGCTGTTGAATTTTTTGAATGACCTGTCATTTTAATGACTATCGTTTCACTTTTCACTTTGTTGTACACTGTAGTGACAAATGTCTTACGAGCTGTGTGTGATGTGGCAAACTCACAAAAGGGCTGTAGTTCTTGTTTACGTGTCAGGGTATTTATTGTCATAACCATCCTGTTTATACCCACGTGTTCAAGCAATAGTTTTATTTTCTTATTATAACCGCTGGCCCCGTTGATATTGATAAACGGCATCAACTTTTTACCGCCCTTATATTTTTCTATTATTTCCTTTGCCATATCGGATAGAGGGACAAACACCGTGCTTGATTCTTTTTTTATGCCCTTAATTGGGATATATTGTAGCCATCCATCTTTAACATTTTCGGGGGTAAAAGCAAAATAATCAGATACCCTTGCCCCTATGTTACAATGTAGACAATAAATATCTCTTACTACCTCAAGATAAGATGGTACCTTTGCATTGTAGATCATATCCAATTCCTCAATGTTATGTGCAACTGCATCGGCATAAACGTCTCCTGACCATTCATAACGCTCAAATGGCCGTTGATTTGTCCAGCCTTTCAATAGACTGTAGTTACAAAATGCTTGTAACTTTTTCATTTTTGAATTGATATAATTCTGTCCCCGTGGTTTGATAATAAGATCCTCATATATTTCCGGATAGTCTTTTACCAGTTGAGGCTCTTCCCGCATAAATTTTTCAAAAGAGATGATATGATTTTCATTAATGGTATTGATATCCAGATGAAGCTTGTTTATTAGCTCAAATCGAGCCAGCATGCCTTTAACTACACCATAACCTTTACGTGTGCCCGCTTCTATCTTTTTCTCATTGTAAAACGCCTCAAATAAGGTCAGGAAATCACCTGCATCTTTGCCGTTAACAACTTCATTTAACCATTCGCTATTTATTGTTGTAGATTTTTTTTCATCCTGATAGCGGACAGCGATCCGATTTTTTATATCTAATATCTTATCAGATTTCTTTGTTCTGTCAGGAGGTAATATTTTAGCATTTGGTTTGATACACTCTTTCCCTGCATCCCACCAACTGACCTTCATTGTAATATCCGATGAGGCTGAGCAATCAACCTTACCATCTTGCAATCTAAAGCGTATATTTCCGCTCTCTTTTTTCGTTCTCAAAAATGCGCTGATAACCATATCATTATATTTTAGGGCAAGCTTTAGGGCAAATATACTAAACTTGCCCTGAAAATGTAATTATACTTGTTTTTTATTAATCCATAATAATATTAACTAACACTTGATAACACATCTACAAACCCCATAAACAAAAGAAAATCCGACTAAAATGTAAGTAATCAAATACTTATAAATATAGTCGGATTATATAAAATGTGATCCCGAAGGGATT